AGTTCGATACGGTGTGTACACTTAAGCACATGGCAAACGCAATCAACACTGACGAAAGCAAAACGATGACATTTGCAACAGCAACCTACAAAGGTTACGACATCATCAACAATGGCGACACATGGGAAGTTATCGACGACTACGGTTCAGGCCATGTTTGCGAATCGTGGGCTGACTGCAAAGAAACTATTGATAACTGGCACAAGTAATCCACCACACGCGGGGCGAAAGCCCCGCTTTCCGTATTCAGAATGAAGGCAAAAGAATGATCGGCAAAGCAACATACACTAACAAGGTAACCGGCGAATCCTACAAACTGGGTTTTGATCTGAGCGAAGGCAAAACCGAATTGTCGAAGGCTTGGGATTTGGTCGAGTTCGTCGCTCGCCGCAATGGCTGGAACAAGTACGACGTAGCGGTAAAGGCTGGCATCTGATGACTAACCAACGCCGCAACGTAACCCAGCCTGCCGACTGGTGGGACGCATTCAAAGCCGCAGCCGACAAGCAGGGGCTAAGCCTCTCCGAGTGGATCGGCGACTGCTGCAAGCAACAGCTACCCGCAAAAGTCGCTGCTAAACTGTCGGATCGACAGCCAGCGCATAGGCCAGCAAAAAAATCTGACTAAATCGCCGCTTTTCTGTGTGGATAGTTGTTGCACTAGTTCGATACGGTGTGTACACTTAAGCACATGGCAAACGCAATCAACACTGACGAAAGCAAAACGATGACAATCACAACCGAACAACTCAACACAGTAGCCGCCCTCCTAAACACCACTGACAAAAACCTTATCTTCTCGGCTTGCATCAAAACGCTGGTTGACGCGGGCGTTAGCGTTCGAGACGCCGTTGACGCGGTTTTAGGAACCGGCCGATTTGACGACATCGCCAGCGAAGTTTACGAAAGTCTGACAGCATGACAGTAAGTGTTAACCAAACAAGCTGGGGAAAGTTTTTCCCCAGCTACCCCAGCCAATCTAAGTAAGCCCGATAGACTCTTGAGTAAGCCCACCCAAACCGCCCGCCGTGATCGCTTGGGTGGCGATCGGTTTCCCAGCTCAGAACATGCGCCCATTCGTGAATGAGCAGAATAGTTTGTGCGGTTGCATCGACTCGCTTTTCGATGCGGATTAGATAACTGCCGTCTTTTCGCTTGTGACAATCAGCCCAGGCATCACGCAGTGTAAGCCTGCGAACTCTCACCCGATACGCTGGAAAGCTGGCGCGTAGATGTCGAGCGAGTGCCAGCGGCGATTCCATCGCTATTGCTCCACATGGTACGAAAGCCGCGAGTGCTCGGCTGTTGCCCCGTATGTGATCGCTTTCATACTTCGCCCAGCATTGTAGCCGCCGTGGGATGTGTGGGCGTCTCTCGCTGCTAGCGTCTCGTGTCGCTCAACGTGGGTTTTGCCGATGCTCTTGGCTTCGTCGTGGTGCAGATGTCCGCTGTGAATGTAGGTTCGCTGCGTGTCGCCTAGCAGATCGCGGAACTGATCGGCAAACGTCCCGCACAAATCCCGTAAGTTCGTCCGCTTGTGGCCGTGGTGGGCTCCTAGCAGTATTTGCTCATGCTGGTAGGCGTAGTAGGGCAGCGGTGAGACGATCACCTCCACGCGATCATCTTGGCTGTACAGCGTAGCAAATAGCTCTTGCAGCCAGACAGACGATGCAGGATCGTGGTTGCCTTGGCTCATCAATACTATTACTCGCTCGTGCTTGCGTAGTAGATGGTCGATAACATCACGAAAGATGCGAATTGCAGCTCGCACGATCTTGTGGTAACGGCTGTCAGAGTCCAAGACGTGGCCGCTCGACGGTGTAATTGAAATCAACCCGTCGTAGTGGAGAGCATCGCCCAGTTGCATCAGAAAACCAGTTTTGGCTTTTGGTGAATGAGCTATGAGGTAATCAAAGGCATCGCGTATCGTTTGCTCTGCAACCGTCAGATCCCAATCCGCCCCGCCTTCTTCATGCCATGCGAGCATACCCAGGTGAGCATCGGTAAGAATGTAGGCGGTGAGCAGCTCCGCTATTGTCTTGTGGCGTGGCGGCTTGCTCGGCTTGCGTGGTTTTACGTCTTGCTTTAATTCGTCAACAACTTCCCGCATCAGCTCGACAAGTGCTTGACTGTCGGCGGAAGTCTTGACCCATTGGATCGACTTGTTGCCGTCCGCGTCATAGAGCGTTGATACCCCTTTGACGATTTGCGTTGGGGGCGATGGGTGAACCTGATCGAACTGTGGAGCGTAGCCCCGGCGTTCTGCAAGTTTTCTAACTCGCTGTAGAAGTTTTCGCGTATTTCTCTCGTTGATGCCTAGTAGTTTAGCCGCTGGACGATATGTTCCAGTTTTCGCCCAGGCTTGCACCGCTTCCCGCTGGCGTTCCGTTTGGCAGAACTCGAGCAAGGCAAGTTTTTCGGCGTCCATATCATACGCCCCTGCTCTTGTCCTGCTGGTATTTACGATCGCTAATCGTCCGCTCTTCGGTTATCTGCCGTTGTAGCTCGGCAATGAAGCGGTTCGTTTGTTCCTCCAAGTCGTGCCTGCCTTGCTCACGCAGTGCGTCGAGTTCCTGCCGGTGGATCGCTCGTTCGGCGGTCAATTGCTTGAGCATCTCGCTGCGGTCTGCTTTGTGTTCCTCGCGTTCCTTGGCTCTGTCTGCCCACAATGCCCGCACCGCAAACAGTAACGCAACAACTAGGCCACCTGTTCCCCCGTATTGTATCGCCGCAAATAAATCAGACTTGCCGCCTGTCATATCGCCAAGCACACCCGCACCCTGCGAAACTGCCGCAAACGCTGCCGCCGCGATGAATCCGTAACTGCTGGTGTGCATTAGCTCGTGTCCTTTGTTGCCTTGTAGGGAAACATCGCGTTAAGTCGCGTCTGCCGCCGCTTGCATCCGCAGCCCTTGCCAAAAACTCTTTCATAAAGGCTTTTGTAATGCCTTCCACCGACGATGGCTAAAAGCCTGTCGATTGTGTCGCCCACGCCAATATCACGATTGCTTTTGACCGTCCGAATGATAAAAAACCACCAAGGCCGCCGTTGCTTTGCTTTGTTGCTGCCGCATATCCCGCACGGTGCCCTGCGGTCTGGGCTGACAATATTGGCTCCGCACTTATTGCATTTAATGATTGCCATTTTGGATTAAGCAAATGTAAGGCTGATGCCGTGTGTTCTGCCGAGTATATCTGTCCCGCTTACTGGGCCGCTACAAAGTGCGCTTGTACCTGCCGTAAGCCTATTGCCAGGGGCGGTAGGTGGTACCACTGAAAAGATTGATGCACCACCAAAATCGAAATTCAAAAGACAACCGAATTGCAAATGCGTACCAGCCGGAGCAGATGGGGTTCCAAGTCCAGAGAAATCAACCGCTTCAATCGAATTGCCGCCTTCAAACACGCAATCTTTCACGTTGTAAATATATGTGCCATTAAACACGCCTCCAAAGAAAAAGTCGCCTGATATTGTGTAGGTGATCTGCGTGACGATACTACCATTGCGGCAGCAATCGCCACCGTCCGGCCCTGTACCACCGCTATCGTCACAACAACCACAAGATGCACTAGGCCCAAACCAATTCATATAATCCACCATTCGGTGCCGTCGCAGTAAATCTCAATTACGTCATATTGATTTGGTAGCGATTGAGTGGTTGCTCCGTCTATTGTTTCGCTGCCGTTACCGTCAACCGTCACTCCGTTTGCGCTTGCGTCAGTTTTCTTAATGAAAAGCTGCACATCTGTAGCGGTACTAGCTGCCGGTAGCGTGACAGTAAACGCTGACGATGTCGCATCGCACAACACGCCACGATCCGCCACATCCGCCGTATATGCCGCCGTCTTGGCTACCACTGCTCTTGTGATGTAAGGAAGGCTATTCCATGCGGTGGAGCCGTCGCCAATCTTCAGCCGCCCAGTGTCTGTTTCGAATCCTGGCTCACCTTCGGCTAATGTTGGGTTGTTTGATGAAGCGTCGGACGCAGTTCCCTTTCTAAATGTGATTGTCGCCATTACAGCACGCCCCCGCTAACAGTTGTCGAGCTTGAACATGGTGCTTGGATGATGTAGTACAAACTGCCCTGCTTAATGCAGTACCCAGGATCTGTATCAACTAGCGTATTGAAAATGCCTAACGTGTCTTGCACGTTGGCGTCTGTGTTTGTATCAGTCCCGTCTAATTGCAATATGTCAGCAGCAGCTTCGCCGCTAGTTGTCGCTCCCATGTCTTCGTTGAGTGTAAAGCGGAAGAGCTTGGCTCCACCGACGCTACCGCGCACCAATCCCTCACGGTAGCTTTGATCAGTGCTACCGATCATCGAGACTAACTCTTCAGCGTCTCGCTTACTAAATCCGTATGTGCTCTTGTCGCGTACCATCGGCTTAAGCGTGGGTTATCTGGAAGTCTCGAATCTCTAGGTCGAGCTGTGTCGTTGTCGCGGCTACGCCAAGCAGCACCACGTTATCGCCTGTCGTGAGATCCGCAGCGGGTTTAATGCCGCCGGCTGTGTCGGATAGGTAATATGCTGTGCCGACCGCGAGCGTGGCACCGACCAAAATGATCGAACCACCGCGAGCAATTAGCCCAGCTCCGGCGTCGATGCCTGGTGTGATCGCTATACCTCTTGCCTTTTGCAGTGCTGCGGCTCCGTCTGCGTCGGCTAGTTTGTGCTCGTTGTCGGTTGTGTCGATGTAGAGCGTTTGGCCAGCCGAGATCGTTGCACCATAGCTGACCGTTTCGAATTGCGTATTTTCTGTTACGCGAACGGCTGTTATGCCGGATACGTCAGCCATGGCTAAATCCTCAAAAATGAAAAGTCGTTGGTGGCGTAAACGTCAAAGTCGAGCGTGGCTGGTGCTGTGCCTGCGGCTTGTTTACCGCCGGAGCCATCTAAACTGCCTAACATCACTTGATCGTCACTGTCGGTAAACGTTTTTAGTTGTGCTCCGTCCTTGTATTGCGTGCCAACGTCTAGCCGTTTGTGGGTCCAGTCCTTCTCGTTGTACTTTAAGCTGTACTGTGTTAGCCTTCGCCTTTGCCCGTAGAAAAAACCAATAACCGAAGACATAACAGTGCAAAGGAGCGTCTTCGCGGCTCGGCCTTTGAAACTTGCACTGTTAACGACTTCGTTTCGTTCAATGATGGTTTCATCCGTCACCGTTGCCGGTTCAAATTGGTAAAACTCCCAAACAGGGATAAACCGAGCTATCTGTAGTCCCTGCTCAAACGCTTGCCCTGCACTGTTGGCGATTGCGTTGCCTGATTGATCCTCTGCCACTGTTTCTACGAGTCGCTCAAACTTTGTTTCGTAGATTGGAATCCACGCGGTGGGATCGGTGTTCGGGTCGCCCTCGCCCTGATCCTCGTCTACTTCGCTAGAAAACTCCGCTACAACGTCATAATATAAACTTGCCTCTGTGCGTCTCGTCGCTTGCACGCTTTTGCAGATCGCCCCGCCGCTGCTGATTGTGCCTCCAATAATCGGCAAGCCTGACGTTTGCAAGATCTCGATATTTGGCTGTCCGATGTAATCGGCTTTTACGAGAAAATGGTAAGTCTCCTCTAAAACCGGGACACCGTCGCGGGTTGCTAGCCTGCAATCTGCTTCACGCTTTGTTGAGTTGTTTACTAGAGTGGGCATAGTGCGTCTACCTGATCGGCTTGATCTTGTTTTCTTCGACGGCTTTGATAAGTGCAGTTAGCTTTGCTGTCTGCTTTTTGCTTTCAGCCGCTTCTTGCTTTAGCAGTTCATACTGCCGTTTGGTTTCCTCAAGCAATTGCTCCTCTGTCGGTTCTGTAGGTTGCGTTACAGATTGGGCGGCTAGCTCCGCGTTCTGCAAGCGTGCCATGAAGGCTACGTCTTCTCCGGACCCTACCTCTTGACCCGCTCCGCTCATCTGCGAAACGATGTCTTCGCGACGTTTAATGGCTGCTTTGCGTTCTTCCTCAAAGTGCTTCCTTGCGTTAGCTAAAGCCTCCTCTCCTAGCTCAACCATCTTTTCTTCTGCTTTGGCTGCGTCTTCTACTTGTTTGGTAATGTCTGACCAAGCGGTACTCAGGTCATCTAATGCAGTAACTTCCTCAGCTCTTTCTTTTTCTTCTGCCGCTTTTTTGGTTTGGTCGGTAATACCTGACCAAACAGATCGCAGTTCTTCTAATGATTCAGCCTGTTTTGCTAATTCTTCCTGGTAGGGATCGGGCGGCAATGATTCCAAGCGTTCTTCTGCCTCGCGTGCTAGGTCCCGCTCGTCCATGCGGTCTAGCGTTTCGTTCAGAGCCTGAAACTGGGAAGCATCGAATAGCCCTGAAGAATCCTCGCCGGTAAAAAAATTGGCAACTTCCTGTCCTATTGAGAAGGTATCCTTTAATAAACTCGCAGCAATTGCGGCACCGTCACCTAGCCTCTCGACCCAACCGACCGCCATTTGCAAAAGCGAGTTCCCCTCCTCAAAGCCATCGGTGATCGCGACAATAAGAGGGTTGAACGCTGCACCCATGCGAGTCATGGCTTCTGTCGCCTGATCCATTGCAGTCGATACCTTGCCGGCAGTCGTTTCAGATAGCCTATCAGTCATGCCGTTGTAGTTACCGCCCTCGGAAGTTAGTTCCTCCAGTGCAGCTCGTAGATTTTCAAAACTAATCTTGCCTTGGCTGGCAAACTCCTTAACTTGCGTCGTGTCGATTCCAAGTTGATTAGCAAAACTACTGAGGACATCAATCCCTCGGTCCGTGAACTTGTTTAGCTCATCCGCGTAGAGCGTTTGTTGTGTCCTGGCGCGTCCGAAGATGTTGGCTAATTCGCCTATTGGTATGTCTGCTGCGGCTGCAATATCGCCAAGCATCCGTAGCTCGTTAGTTAACTGGGCTGCTGAGGAACCCGTAGCCAGCAACTGCACACCGGCCTGAGATAACTCCTCAAACCTAAACGGTGTCGAAGCTGCAAACCTTTTGATGCCATCTAGCACGTCCGCCGCTGATTTTGCAGAGCCTGTTAGCACCTCGAAACGTACCGCTGTTTGTTCCATCTGCATACCGAGCTGTACCGAGTTTTTTATCAGTCGCCCGATTCCTAACGCCGCCGCTGCCGCAGCAATTTTTGACAATCCACCGCTAAACTTTTTTGCTGCTCTCGATGTCTTCTCAAATTTTTGCGCCTGCTTTTCGAGTAGGTTGTTATATGTGCCTTGGGATATTGCTCCTTTTTCAAGTGCGTTGTCCAATTGCCTAATTGTGCGTTCGTATTTTTCCGCCGGTGTTCTAGTGCTATTGATCGTTCTTTGTAAAGATGACGTTTCTCTTCGCGATAGCTTCGTGGAGTCGATGTAGCTGTTGGCATCCATCGAAAGGTTCACGTTGTAATTCGCTATCGTTGTCATCGTTTAATACCTGCAAAAGCGTCTAGCTTTTCAGCTAGCTTTTTGTCGTCTGGAGCTGAAGCCTGCATCGGAAAGTCGTAAGCGCCCGCTGGCATGTAATCGGTAATAGGCCGCAGCTTCTTAATTCGATCAGACTTGTGCACGTGAGGGTTAAATGCTGCCGCCCTCACCGTGTCAACCGTTGACGCTAAAACTGCAACCTGATCCCACTCGGCCCCAAACGGCTCTACACGCCAATAAGCATTCCAATAATCTACAGCTTCATTGCTTAATGAATCCCACCACTTATAGGGATCATCAATCGCCTCGCCGCCACGTCTTAACGCTAATCGTCCAAGCAGTCTAAGCTCAGGACTAATAGCTACTTTTTTACTGTGTCGCTTTCCTCCAGCTTGTGAACCCTATTAAGCTGCATAAACGCTTCGACCAGTGCTTCTGCTGTCGGGTGAGCCACTTCTTGCCAATCATTAGGGTTTGGCATTAGTGGTTGTCCCGTTTCCGGATCCAAGACGGCATTAGCTAAGGTTTCGTTTTCGGTCTTTTGTTGAGCTTCTATGCCCTTGTCGCGTGCCAGACTTAATTCCGCAACCAATTTCGCGTGCCCGCTTTTGGTCGAGGCTCTAACCAAAAACTCGACACCGTCGATCATTACTTTTTTTTCTGGCGGCTTCGCTTTTAACTTTTCTAGCGGTGTCATTAGTCCTCACTATCGAACGTAGTTAGCACATGCGGTGGTTTTGCTAATCCGCCGCGTTGCTCGTTGATTGCTTTTTGAATTGCATCAAACACCGCTTGTGGTGCTTGGTGGCATGGTGTCCAGCGGCTGTCGTTCTCGTCGCGTGAAATGTAGCCCATCGTGCGCTGTTCGCCGTTGGGGAAAAACACGTCTACATAGTTTAGTCCTGTGTCCTCGACTATTTGCGTGCCCTTATAATCGCGGGTCGGCTTAAACTCGCGGTTCAGCTTTACTTCTACTGCTGACATTAGCTAGCCTCGGTGTAGGTTGGGCCAGTGTCGCCGTCGTACTTCCAGCTAATCTCCCCGGTTTGCAGTTCGCCGTTGACGAAACTAGGCGGTGTAAAGCCAGTGATGAATCCAGTGCCGACATAAGATGCCGCCGTGGTTTCACCTGTGCGAGCTGGCCAAGTCAGCGTGATTGTTCCAGCCGCAGCCGGTAGCGTCGGTGCCCCCGCTACGGTTGCGTCTGTCTGCGTCAACCATTTGACAGTTGCCGAGGTTTCTGCAATCTCTCGCAAGTCGCTTGGAATGGACTCCATAGCGTCTGTGGTGGCGAGCGTTGAAACATCAACAACGCCGACAGTTTCTTGGCCTGGCGTGATGTCAATAACCGTTAGCGATGTGGTGGCAGTGCCAAATCCCATATCAGCAGCAAAGGTAAGCGTCGCACCGTTGCCGGTATCCCCAGTGAGTGCCATATCTAAGTCTCCGTATAGTCAACTTGCAAGTCGATTGTTGAAACGTATCGGTGTTCGTCGCCGCCATCTCTGGCAGTATTCACGACGTAACTCATTCCCTCTTCCATCCTCGCGCCGCGGATGTCCGCACCGCCAGTGGTTCCCTTTTGTGTCGCTATGCCGCTGGATCTGATCGCTTCCGCTATCGAGTTGGCTACAAGTCTCG